CACAGATGCAGAGTTTAGTATCTACAACTTCAACACTGCACTTTGTAATTTACAGCAGAAAGGAGTCGTAGCATACAACGAGAATACAGAAAGCTATGAATTGGTTTAAAGTATAGGAGATACGAATATGATAACAATTGACCAACAGGTAAATTGCCTTGATTGTGTAAACGGAAAGGTTTATATATGCTCTAACTCAATGCAAGATGCCATAGATTGTAAATGTAACGGAAAACCAGATAGATATTCTGGTTGCCGTAAGTGGAAAAGTAGATTTTAATTATAGGAGATAAGAGCAATGAACGTTTACACAGAATCAGATAGATATACGGTATTACTTCACGCATTCGACACTTTTGAAGGTGCTTGCGAGTATATGACACAAATTATAAACGTAGGAGAGTGTAAGGTTCTCCCACTCATAAAAGCATGGAATGACGGTGTGGTTACAGCTAAATGGATGGCTAAGAAAACCGAAAAAGGAATAAAATTTGAATTGTTGGATAGCAATGTTTAATAGGAGGAAACGGATATGACAGTATATGAATTATCGGAACTTCAGAAAGAAGAACTCAAAATCGAAATGTTGAAAGATAAGTTTGTTGGGTACAAACTTTCATTCAGAGAGTTAGCATGTGCTAATGATTGCATCAGCGACCGAGAGTTGTTCGAAAAATATAAGGATCAGACTTTTACAGATAAAGACTTCATCGTATCACGCTAAATGAAATCGTATGGAAAACAACTGCACAACAATAGAAGAGCTTAAATCCGTAACCACGCAGATTAGTGGTGATGAATGGAAAGATTTCTTCTCCCTCATCAAAAAAGGCTCGTATAGCCTTTATGGTTTCCACCAGTTTCTTGATGAGAGACCAGACCTATGCTTATTAATTCAAGGTATAGGAGATTACCAAACTGCCATCAAGGAAACGTTAGACGAAATCGGATTGAATGATGGTGATATTAATGGACCAGGAGGAAATCATCTGAAACTGATTGTGGCAGATCAGATAGGATTCATAGTGTATGAAACGAAAGTTATGAACTTTTAAAAATAAGATAGAGCAATGGAAGAGAACGTTATCATAGCAATGGATGCCGAAAAGTCTAAAAAGATAAAAGGCATTCCTTCAAGTTGGGACTGGGAGGATATTCATTTCTACCTCATTACTGAATTGGGTTTCAGTTTTGATGTTGTGTTCAATTATTCAAAAGACATAGAGGAGGTATCTTATGAAGGATAATGCAAGAACTATCAAGTACGATTCTATCACATCATACGCAAAGGAATATGGGGTAGAATATCTGAGTAACGAGAACCTTATTGCTTCAATTATCGGTATAGACCCTATGCTACAGGGTAATGAACCAATAAGAAAAATCTTTGATGGTAGTCATTCACTGAGAAAGGCAAGCAAGAGAACACTGCAGGAGCTTACATCTATCAAAGGAATAGGTGAAAAGAAGGCTACCGCTATACTCGCTGCATTCGAACTTGGCAGAAGATTTATGAAGGAGAAGTCGCAAGAACTTACAGATTTGGGTAGTTCCCTCGACATCTACAACTATATTTTACCATACGTCAAGGATTTAGAAATAGAAGAATCTTATCTGTTCTGTATGGATAACAACTTCAAGTTAATCAAAATGGTTCGATTGTCACAAGGTGGAATATCAGAAACCCCTATAGACGTAAGAATTGTGTGTAAAGAAGCTATCTCCTGCAATGCCGTAATAATAGCATTGGTTCATAATCACCCTAGCTCTAACTGCTTTCCATCAAAGTCCGACGATGAGATAACATATAAGATACAGAAGGCTTGTGAAATAATGAGATTGTATTTTATGGACCACGTTATCATCAGTAGCAAGTCCGATCAGTATTACTCTTACCACGATAGAGGAAAATTATAAGTTCTAAGCTGATAAAATACCTCAAACCCATAATTACATACCAAAAGAATCTAACTTAAACACAGAAGATATTTTGCACGTTTAAGTGCATTTTTATTGCATCTTATCTTCCAAGGGAGGGCTGTGAAGTTCTCCCTTGTTTATTGAAATGAAAATAATTTCTCACTTTTTTGCAAAAACTATTTGTTGATTAAATAATATTTCGTATATTTGCACCCATAAAAGCGTGTGAAGATGCACGTGACAGAACTTTTCGTAACATTGCTCTTACACCGAGTTCTACGTTTGGTCTGCCTGCATTTCGCTCGCAGACCATTTTTTGTTAAATATAACTCAACAAGCAATGAACAAGTATTACAGAAAAGTTCTTGAAGCACTGAAAACCAATCGAGACATTAAGGCATTGGGGTTCAGTCGTAAGGAGTTAAAGGGTGTTGCCGCCAATGTTGCCAACAAACTTCAACTCAAAGATGATGCTACTGACGAAGAAGTTAGTGAAGGTATTAGTGACGCAATTGATGATGTCTTGCCGTTACTCCAGTTAACTCAGTCCGCAGCAGACCGCCAAGTCTCAGAGTACAAAAACGCTCATCCTGCACCAGATGACGATCCAGATCCAGATGACGATCCAGATCCAGATGACGATCCAGATCCAGATGACGATCCAGCACGTAGAAGTCCGTCACGGAAGAGCAAGAAGGGCAAGAAGGATAGCGATGATGATGACTCCGCTACCCTCACCGCAATCAAGGAACTTACAAAGGCTGTTGCTACACTCCAAGGCGATGTAACTGCATTGAAGTCTGGCAATACCACAAGCAGCCGTACCGCAAAGGTAAGGGAACTGCTGAAGGACACAGGTAAGTTCGGAGAGCGTCGGCTTAAATCTTTCTCTCACATGAAGTTTGAGAATGAAGAGGAGTTTGAGGACTACCTCGATGAGTTGAAGGAAGATATTGAGGAAGAGAACAAGGAAAGACTTGAAAAGGGTCTTGAAAAGCTTGGACGAATCCCTGCTCCCGATACCAAACCTCAGCCAAAGGAGGAAGACAAGTTAATGTCTGATGATGAAGTCAAGGAGCTGGCTCAGATGTAATCATCTATTGTTTCACTTATAAATTATTAGATTATGGTAGCAGAAGACTACAAGCCAAAAACCAAAGGCTACGACATGGGTAAGGACGCTGTGGTTATCCGTCAGTATCTCGGTGGTATCACAGGCGGTAGAGCACTCGACTACGCCAACTTCAAGGATGAGGTTATTCAGGCAGGTCACATCATTGTCCGCAAGAAGGTTAATGATGTTTATGAGTATTCTCCACTTGAAACAGAAGATGGCAAGTACAAAGACAAGGCTAGCGAAGCAGAATTTGCTGGTGTTGTCGTTCGCTCACGCATGAAGGGTGAAGCGGTTGCCATTATGGATAATGGTCGCGTGAATGATGTGGCAATGCCTTATCAGTTCAAGGACGAAACTCAGAGAACCGCCATCAAGACAGCTCTCCCAAGTCTTATTTTTGAGCATGACTAAGTTGTGCTCTAGTTTTTAACTTAAAAGATTGTTTATATGAACGAATCACTTTTTATTCAGTTTATCCGAGCTATCTTCCCTAAACTTAGCTTGTATGTTAAGGAGAAGGAGAATCCGAAGGAGCGTACCTATCTTTACAAGGAGATGCTTACCGATGTGTATTCTCCAGATCAGAAGTGGGAAGGTTCATCAGCTAAGACCACATATGTAGCTGCCGACATCGTTGAGATGGATTCAGACATTCCTTTGAAGAAGCGTGGTCAAATCGCAACCTCTAATGGTAAGTTGCCAAAGATTGCGATGAAGAAGATTCTTTTCGAGTCTGATATCAACAACATCAACATCATGAAGGCTCAGTATGAGAACATCGTAGCGAGAGCCAATTCATTCCAGGCGCAAGGCTTGGTTGAGCAGGCTACATCAACACGACAGGCTGCTAAAACTGCAAAGGCTCGTATCATCAACAAGCTCATGAATGATGGTGTCGCTTGCTCTGTCGGTCTCGAAGAGCGTAACGAAATGAACTTCTTGGCAGGTCTCTCTAATGGTATTATTGCCGTTGAAGATGCAGACAATTCGGGTAAGGCTATCCGTGTTGACTATGGATATTTTAAGGCAAACTGCTTCAAAACAGAAACCAATGGTGTTACTACCCGTGATGATTTCGAGAAAATCTTCGATAAGGCAAATGCCGATAACAATACCATCATACAGGTTATGCTCGCTAAGACGCAGATTAAGAAAATCCGCAAGGAGCAATGGGCAAAAGAGCTTGTTGCCGACTACGAGGGTAAGACTTATACCGAAAATACCAAGCTCAAGACACCATCGGAGTCAGCTTTCTCGGAAGCATTCGAGGATGAGTTCGGTGCAGCCATCAAGGTTATCAACCGAACCGTGATTATCGAGAAGAACGGAAAGCCAAAATCAGTTAAGCCATGGAATGAGAATAACATTATCTTCATCTGTAACACCAACGTAGGCTCTTTCGTTTGGGGTACCCTTGCAGAGGACACCAACCGAGTAGCAGGTGTTCAGTACTCTAACGTTGACAGCTACAAGCTTATCTCTAAGTACTCCAAGAATGAGCCATCTTTGCAGGAGGTTACCGCAGGACAGGCTATCTGCTTACCAGTAATCGAGGACGTAGATCAGATTTATATGCTCACTACCAAGTCTGAGGAGGTTGATACGAATGCCGAGTCTACCGATGATACCGACCAGTATACAACTTACAAGGGTAAGAAGTATAAGAAGGCTGACCTCATCGCTGCTTTGAAGGCTGCTGGTGTCAATGTGAAGACTAACTCAACCGATGAGACTCTGATTAAGGCTCTCAACTCACTCAGCGATGAGGAGGAAGCCGAAGTTCTCTCTAAACTCACTCCAGAGGTTTAATTTGAATTGATATGAAGACAATAAAGCAAGCATTGATTGATGAAATCCACTACCCTATCCCTTTAGGATTCGTGGAGAATAAGATGATAGAACGTCAGCTTAATGGTGATGATGAATATACATTCGAGGTCGCTCAGTCCAAGGAATGGAAAGGTGCGCTTGCTGATTGTCTGTACTCTCTCATACAAGCTGTAAGCTTATCCGAGTCAGACAAGAGCATTGGAACACTATCTGACAAGGATAAGGAAAGGCTGCTAGTACGAATAAATGCTTTATACAAAACCATCGGTGAATCCCATGCACTGGGTCAACCGATGGTTTATATAGGAGGTTAAGATATGGCTGTATTGGATTTCGCTGCTCATACCCTAGATTACCTACACGTAACTGATGGGTATGAAGACGATAACGGAGACTATGTTCAAGGCTCAGAAGAATGGGTGGAGAACTATTGTAAGTGTGATATTGTTCCTGCTGGCAAGGCAAACGTTATCACTATCCCCGATGGTTCTGCAAAGAACTATTCCTACACCATCTACAACCTTCCTAGAGCATGCCGCGATTTCGAGTACGGAGACAAAATCCGTGTAAAACTTTTCGGAAACGAAGTGAAGGAATTTGTTGTACTCGGCTTTCATCGTTATCAACTGCAATGTAAAATATGGGTATAAAACTCTCAACCTCTCAGTCTGCGCTCAATAACTTTTTTCAGTCCGCTATGGCGATAATAAAGCAAGAAATCCTCACTGCTTATGCCAAGCTAGGAGAAGAATGTAATGCAAGGATAAGAGACCGCTCGGCAGAGGAAAGTTGGATAGACCATACAGGAAACCTACGAAGCTCCATCGGTTATGCCATCTTTGACTACGGAATGAAACAAGTAGAATCAGCCTTTGCTTCCATAGGCAATGGTTCTAATGGTTCACAAGAAGGAAGACAAATGATAGCTGACCTAGCCAAGGAATACTCACAGGTTTACGCATTGGTAGTAGTCGCGGCTATGAACTATGCAGACTTTGTAGAAGCTAAAGAAAATAAAGATGTGCTTGCATCCACTGAGTTATGGGCTC